TTGGCTGGATGCCGCCGCCCTTCTTAGGAAATGCATAGATCTCCTTCGTCACGGGGTTCAGCTGGTACTCGTTGGCCACCAAGAGGAAGGCAGCAAACTCCTCCCTGGTCGCCTTGTCGCACCCGCACGTGGCCCGCACCGTCTGCTCGAAGGCAGCGGGCTCCATGCCGAACCTGGTCGCCATCGACAGCAGGATGCTCTTGCGGTCCTGCGTGTTTGCAATCTGCGTGGTCATCTGTCGAGTCCTTTTGGGAGGGTGTCGTTTAGGAGTGAAATCCGTTGCTGGAGAACGTGTGAAGCAATTCCTGCTGCGGCGTCTTGGGCTGCGTGGCGATGTTTTCGGCGGCACTCGCCAGGCGCTCGAGCAGTCGCTCAATGCCCGCCAGCGACGTAGCAATGTCTGCCAACGATTCGCACGCAGACTCAAGCTGCCGATCGCTACACTGCGATGACCGCCTCTTGGAGTTGACGCGCGACGGCGTTTCGTCTGGTTCGGTGCTGCGAGAGTCGAACTGGTTGCGTAGCCGCTCAACGTCGTCCTTGTGCACGAACAGCCGGCCGCCGCAGCGGAACCTGCCATGGTGCAAATCCCCACGGTGAAAAGCCCGATCTACGTAACCGTAGAAAGGCGTTGCACCTCCGCTTGTGGTCAGCGTTCCCATCGGCACAAAGCCTTCTGGAAGGTGTGAAATGTCGTGAATAACGCTGTCTGAAGGTGCCTTTTTGCTGCTCATCTCGCGTCCCTTTCTGCGTTGAGTGAAAGCCGGTTTCCCCGTCCTGGGTGGCCGGCACGTTCCCTTCCTGGGCAATCCCGGTTCCACCGGGCTCCTGTGTTGTCAGAACGGCACGGCCTGCTCGGCCGAGACCGCGTAGTGCAGCGAGCCACGATCCGGCACATGCCGCCGAACGTGGTAGGTGTCATCGGTGAGCACCTCGACCACCACGCCCTTGAGCGTCTCGCCCTTCTCGAGCCAGGCGATCCGGTCTCCCACGGCGTACGTGGTGACGAGGCGGCCATCTCGGATCTGCGGCCGGCCGCCGTAGGTCTCGGCCATGCAGGCGATCGCTCCGAGGTACTCGGCGTCGCCGGGGTGGCGGGTGGTCAGGTCGTTCATCAGCGGGGTCTCCCTTTTGGTTGGGGCGTGTTGTACACGCGTGCAGTATCGGGGCAAGGTGCTGAAAAAATTGCGTACAGTCCGAACGAAACAAAACTTTTCAAATGGATAAGTTGGCGAGCTATCTGCCCAATGCAGATAAAAAAGAGATTGAGAGCAAGACAAGGTCGGCAAAGGCCCTCGAGGCAGGGCTGTCGGTGCCTAGTTCCTGGCCAAGGCGAACCAAGGTCAGGCCGGTCAGCATGTTGTTCCAGGTCATCCGTCGCATGGCGTCCTCCATGAGCGTGCGAGAGGGTAGGGCATATATCTGCCCAATGTCAACGCCAACTTCAAAAGATTTTTTCAAACCAGGAAATCAGCGGGAAAGAGCCGCTGGCGGGCGGCCTTTGCGGACGCCGGCCGCCCGCTCCTTCTCGGCCAGAGCGGCGCGGGCCTGTAGCTGGTCGGCGTCGTAGACCGGGGCTCGATCCCCGAACGGGGTCGCGGACCAGATCAGCCCTTCTTTAGCGATCCGCCGCACGTAGCGGACGTGGACACCCAGAATGTCCGCCGCTTCGGCGGTCGTGCACACGCGGCGGTTCAGCCCTTTCTCGTCCATGACGACGAGTGTACCGAGGCGTCTAGTGTTCCGCCGTTTACGCTGGGCCATCGCCGCCGCCCTGTCCCGAGGGCTCGGGACCACCCCGAAGCCCTCCCAGGCATCCTATTCGCCGCGACTTGCCAGCGACTCGCTGCCGCCCGTACCATCCAGCACGCCCGATTCAAATGGAGGATAGGGTAGTTGAACGGGCGTACACCTGTGGGTACAACACCCACTAAACGAGGAGTATGACCGATGCGAGTTCGAGAACTGCTGCAAAACGAGTATGCACCACTGCGGGCTTTGAAGCCCACGGCCGTCTACCAATTCAACCTGACGCTCACCCGTTGGGCTTCCCAGCTAGGCCGGGAGCCGAGCCTAGAAGACCTCAAGCCGCTGCCTGTGCAGGCGTTCCTGACACAGCGCCGCACGCAGGTGTCCGCCGGCACCGCCAAGAAGGACCGCACCCACATCGTGGCCCTGTGGGGATACGCGGCCAAACGCCGCTTAGTGGACGAGTTCCCCACCCTGCCGCCGCTGAGGGCTCCTGGTCGCATCCCAAGGGCCTACAAGGTGGACGAGGTATCCAAGCTCATCCGCACCGCCCTTGACCATCCTGGCGAAGTCTGCGGCCTTCCTGCGGGGATCTACTTCGGCAGCATGATCCGGCTGGCGTGGGAAACGGCCGAGCGGATCGGGGCCATCCTGCAGCTGCAGTGGCGAGACGTAGACCTTGAAGAGCGGGCCGTGGTCTACATGGCCGAACACAGGAAGGGCAGCACCCGCGACATCCGCCGGGCGTTTTCGCCCGAGTTGGCCGGATGGCTGGCCAAGATCCGCCGCCGTGACAGCGACCTGGTCTTCCCCTGGAGCCGGCACCCGACGAGCCTCTGGTACGAACTGAAGAAGATCGCGGCCGTGGCTGGCGTCACAGCCCGAGGGTTCCACGGGCTGCGGAAGTCTGCGGCCAGCTACGTCACTGCCGCAGGCGGCGATGCCACGCGGCTGCTGGATCACAGCAACCCGAACATCACCCGCGACCACTACGTGGATGAGTCGATTGCCAAGCCAAAGAGCACGGCCCTCGACTTCCTGCCGCCGTTGAACCTCGAGCAGCCGCCAGACGGCGACCGACCGGCGGCATGAGCCCGAGCAGGCGGGGAGGCGTTCGCGGGGGAAAGGGAGAAAACCCTACGACCGCCTCAACCCGCCGCCCGGCTCAGTCTCCGCGAATCAGCGACAGGTCAGGCCGCTCGTCGCGCTGTGCAATCGTGACGGCCAACTTGCCCTTCACCCGGCTGAGCTCCGCCAGCAATCGCAGCACATGGCTAGCGAGCGTCCCTGCCGTGCCCGTGTAGGCACCGCTGAACCTGCGGGCATCCCATTCGCACTGGGCCAGGTAGGCGTCACTCAGCTGTTCCACTGTGCTCCTCCCGATACAGCAGCAGGGCGAGCAGGGCATAGCTCGCCAGGTCCATGAGGTTGTCTTCGACTCCCTCGTGCTCGAGGCGGCCGGTCCGGTTGAACGTGGCCAGGCGGGTGACCTTGTCGCTCAGCCGCACCATGGCACCCTTCCACGGCTCAATGCCGACGAACAGGGCACCGTTTCGAATGTTCGCCAGCGGGTCGTGCTCGCTCCCGTAATCACGGCTTTTGGAGCTATGCAGAGCCTTCATACGGTCGAGCAGGTCGAAGTACGCCTGGCTCGTCGGGTGCACATCACCCTGCATCAGCGAGTCGCCCCGCATCCTCTGCCCCTCGCAGCACGACTCATTTGTGGGACAGTGGGAATACCCCACCAACTTCGGGTCGCTCGGATCGGTCGCCGCCATGCGTCTGGCCACGGCATCGCGGAGTGTGTCGTTGGCAGCGTCGAGGAGTGCAGCAGTCACTTGGATTCCTTTCGCAAATCACGGTCGCAGAACAATGGGTACGCTTTCGTCACCTCTCGCCGCCCGTGGTCGATCACGATGGCGGCCTGGCACGGCGGCTCATAGGTGGCTTTGATTCGCACAGCGTACGCCGAGTGTCCAATGACACTGCCGTTCGATACGTAGCGGCCACCTCGCCCCCACGAGAACTGATGCCAGTGGCCGAGGCAGGTGAGGTCAGCAGGCGTAGTCGTGTTCCACGCCGCGATGGCCTTGGCGAGCGGCACATGGATGCCGCCGATTCCGCCCTGGTAGCGGATCGCATGCCCGTGGCAGAAACGAACGGTGAACCCATCAAGGTCGAGATAGTTGAGATGCCCTTCGCCAATCTGCCATTTCACGTTTGGCTTCGTCTCGGCGGCCCGCATCGTCAGATAAAGGTGATGCTCGTAGCTGGTGTCGGCTTCGTTCGTCCGCAGCTTCTCGGTCGTTCGCCCGTGGTTTCCGCACGAGGTCGCCACGACCACCTCGCGGGCGTTGTCAGCCACCGCATCTAGAAAACCACGCAGCCGTTCACCGACCCAGCGAATCGCCGCGAGCGGGTGCAGGCTGTTCTCTTCGGCGAGTTCAGGATGGATCATGCCGCTGATGAGGTCGCCGCCCATCCACACCACGACGCGATCGATGTCGCACAGCGTCCGCTCGTGGGCAAGCATGGTGAAGAAGCGTTCCTGCAGTTCGGCCAGCCTGGCCTCGCACACCTCGAGGTCGTAGGCGTTCAGCCCGTTCACAGTCTCGGGCCGCACCGTCTCCTCACAGTGAATGTCGGACAGCAGCACGACCATCGTGGCGGCGTGCTTCTTCGCCTTGACAGTTTTGGTCAAGGCCCGCTTCGCAGGCTTGATCCCCTGAAGCGAAACGAGAGCATCAGACCGCTCACGCTCGCGGTCGATCTGGGCCAGCGCCGCCTTATACCTGTTTCGGTATGACGCCAACTCAGCCCGCAGCCTCGCCAGTTCGGCGTCGGCCTGGAGCTGCGTCGCGTCAGCCACGGCAGCGTCAATGTCGCTTATTTTTGAGCGAGCCATTCTGACATTCTCCTGCTGTCCGCGACCTTCCACCCGTGCTTTGCCGCATGATCGACCAAGACCCGAGCGAGCGCGTGCCGCGTGATTTCGTATCCGCCAGCACGGAACTTGTCCCTCGCCGCGATCAGCACCTGTTGACCGCCAGCGGGCAAATGATCGAACCAAGTCTTTCGACGCGCCGCCTCAGCGGTCACGGCCACGGCAGAATCGATCTCGTCGAGCAGGGTTGCCTTCGGCATGGTCACTCCTTTATTCGCCATCCCAATCCCCAGAGCAGGCGAGCCAGATCCCTCGCGTGCTGCGACACGACCGTCTCGTCATACGACGGATTCAAGGCGTGATATGCCTCGTGGATCAGCAGTTCGAGGGCGGCCCGATTCGCCTTCTTGTACGTGCCCTCGTCAATGAGAATCCGTTCGTTGACGTTCGGGTTCTTCTCGTCTTTAAGGAAAGTCCAGCCGATGGCCGAGCCACGCAGCCGCGTGAATCGGATGAGCCAGCGTTTCCCGGCGAGCGTGTAGGCGTGGTCCTCTGGCACGGGCCTTCCCTTTCGCCCGTCACCGTACGCGGGGTGTCAACTCGCAGCCTTCGCCCTGGCCCTGCGGCAGGCGAGCTTCACAAGTTGAGTCGCCCCGAAGTCAGTCCACGGAAGCCGCGTCTCGCCCGCGTCTCGCCGCTTGCCGTGCTCGCCCCGCATGACGCCGAGAATCTCCGCAAGGCCCGCGTCGGTTTCACACCAGTCGGGGCCAGCGGCGTTCATCTTCGCGGCCATCTTGTTGCACGAACACGTCGGCGATGACTCGATGCCGAGCCAGTCTTTCAGCAGGGCTTTGAGTTCGGTGCCTGGGCCGTGCTGCGGCTGGGCAAGGACCGGATTAGGTGGCGTAAATCCAGGCTTCGGCTCGCGCGGGTACGCAGGGTGCGTCTCGTCTACGGTGATCTGGTCGCCGTCCGCGCTGACGATGCAGGCCCGCACTTCGTCCAGCGTGTAGCCACGTTGGCGGCAGCGGGCGGCGAGGTGTGAGCTGTGGCAGGCGATCACGGCAGCGGGTTCTCAGGGCACGCTCGGAGGTTGATCTCCGGCGGGTTGGCGTCGAGGAAATCCCTTGCCTTCTGGCAAATCTCCTCATCAGTGCCGCCCCAATCGCCAAACATTGGATCGCAATTGAACGAGCCGCTAGTAATGCTGCATGTGAAAACCGGCTCGCCAAGGTCGATCCCGTTAGGGCAACCGTCCTCGCCGTAAGTCAGCGCGGCATCGGGCCAATCGTACCCCATATCTGCGCACCCCGTGCTGCCGTATTGCGTCACCGTGACTCCACCCCCGTTTAACGTCACGGTGTAGCCGCCGATGGTGACGGGGTAATCAAGTTTCCCATACGCCGCCTGCGCGTAGCCGCAATTGTTTGCCGTAGCCGTAGACCAGAACTCGTTATTTGGGTCGGCGTATGGGTTCTGGTTGGAATCCCATCGCCCCTTCACGCCGACTTCATAGCATTCGCAAGTGCACGTCGAGCAGCAACACCCCGCCCCGCTGGCAAGTGCGCCGTTTTGCAGCAGCAAACTCCCGCCTTGGTTCACGAGTGCCATTACGAAGCCGCCGTTGAGCAGGTGGTTACCGAGATCGCAACCGTTGCGGCCGTAGACGCAAAGAACACGCCGACGTTCTTGCGGCTGAACGACAGCGAGGCAGTCCCAAGACTCGCGTCGACGATGACGCTCTCGGTCGGCGGCGTCAGCGTGAACTTGTGGGTGCTGGCGGACGCAAACGCCACGACAGGCAACGTGTTGAACTCAATGGACGAGGTTGTGAGAGTCGCCGCAGTGAACGCATGGGCAAGCTCCATCTGAGCCTGCACCAGAAACCACGCCGTGCCGTCCCGTGCCACCGCACAGTCTCGGGTGCCGTTCTCCGGCAGCGGCAGAAACAGGTTGATCGCACTGACCGTATTGGGCGTGGTCGTCTGGTTCTTGAAGGTGACTGTTTTTGAGGCATTGATCGGCCAGTCGCCGGTGTAGGTGCAGACGCGGAAGACCTTGTCACTGCGCTGCTCAATCACCGGATCAAACGTCAGCGGACTCGCCCGCCTGGGCTCTAGCTCGACCGCCTGCACGACGCGGGCAATCCGCCGCGCAGAGCGAACGTCAAACTGTGTGAGGTCGGCCATGACTAGATTGCCGGCGGTGTTGCGGGCGGCGTGCCGAAGATCGTCGAGAAGTTCGCCTCGGGGTTCACGCGGCGGTTCAGGATCGCAGGCACGCCAAGCGTCAACGCACCTGACCCGTCGAGACCAACCGGGTTCGGACTGGCGATCCACTCGCTGTTCTCGAAGTCGAACACCATCGCTCGCCGCTTCTGTCCGCCGCCGAGAAAGTTCCACCCCACGTCGGGCAACTGAAGATTGTGGCCCGACTGCCGGTAGTGCAGTTCCGCCGTCGCCTGCCAGTACGACACGATCGAGCCGCCAAACTCCTCGCGCACCGTCGTGACCTTCACCTTCTGCACCTTGATCGTGTGAAGGGGGCAGCCCAGGTACGTGGCGTTGTTCACATGGTTCATGGCTCCGTACAACGACGAGGGGAACGAAGAGTAGTTCTTCACGACCGTCGCCACTGCGGTCGATTCCTGCGTCACGAGGCCGGGGAAATAATCGTAGGCTGAGTTCGTCAGCGGTCGCAGTGTCGTGCCGTCATAGTAGGTGAGGGCTGGAATCTCGCCGGGCTGCGAATCAAAGTCCCACACGGCGCCTCGATTCACCGGCGTCACCAGTTCATCGAGTGTGATGATGCCGTACTCGAAGAGTACGTGCGTGTGATACGTCGAGCCGTCGAAGCCCTCCGTCAACTTCATCGACCGCACGCGCTGGTCGGTGTAGGTCGGGTGCTGCGATCCCAGGTCGATGCCAAGGTGCGCGAAAATCGCCGTCTCGGCCGTGGGATTCGTCGGCGTGTCATCGCTCAGGATGCAGACAAACTCCCGCGTGAGCTTGCGAGGCTTGCCCACTTCGTACTCGGCTTTACGCGGCAATTCTTTGGATGACACGACGCCCATGATGTGCCTTATGGAAATATTGTTGCCGGCTGGCCGAGCCGGTTAAGGTCGCGGTCGATGCTCGCCGCAATGCGGCCCATGACCTTGTTCAGCGAACGCAGTTGAATCAGTTGCGGGTCTTGCTGCTGATTGAACAAGTCGAGAACAAGCTGCTGCCCTTCCTGCGTCCGCACGTCGGCGGTCTGCACCTGACGAGGGCCGAGGGTGTTGAGTTCGGCAAGTCGTTTTTCTTGCCGCTCAAACTCGGCCTGCTCGGCCTTGGCCTGCTCCTCGGCGAACTTCTTCTGCTCCTCGAAGATTTGCTGCTGTTGTTTAGCCTGAGCCTCGGCCAGCTGCGCTTGACGCTTCTGGAACTCCTCGCGTTGAGCAGACGCACCGCTGGCGATGTCTCGCTCTTTGGCTTCGACCTGGTCGAGCTGGGCAATCCGCTTGTTCGCTGCGGCAAGCGCCTCGTCGTCGCCGTCCTTCCGGGCCTTGCGGGCGTCTTCCTCGGCACGGGCAATCTCGGCCTCGATCGCCACAAGATTCTCGGCAGCCTTGATGCGGGCGTTGTCGCCGCCGAACTCTTTCTGCGTGATGAGGTCGTTGACGGTCTTCTCCTGCTCTTTGCGGAGTTTCGTCGCTTCGGCTTCGGCCTTATTCCGGTCGTCGATCACCTTCTTTTCGTTGGCAATCCGCTGGTCGAACAGCTGCTGCTGCCGCTCAACCTCCGCGTCGAACGCTTCCTGGTTGAGGATGCCAGCCTCTGCCTGCTGCTGGGCCGCCTCGACTCCCTGCTGCAGCTGCAGGGCAGCATCAAATCCGGCCTGCCCGAACTCCTCGGCCTTCTGGATGGCGGTATCCACGGCCTTGTCGGCACCCTCGAAAGCCTGCTCAAAGCCTTGGCCGAAGCCTTGGTCCAGAGCCTGCTGCTGCTCCTCGAGCTTGGCCTGCAAGCCATCGAGTTGAGCCAGCCTCGCCTGTGCATCCTCGCCGCCGGCCTCGTTAATTCGCTGCCGCTCTCTCTCAAGTGCGGCCAGGTCTTGCTCAATCTTGGACGCGGCGTCGTTTGATTGCAGGAGTGTGTCGAGCCGCTTCTTATCAGCCTTAGCCTGGGCCTCGGCTGCCTCCGTGGCTTTCTCTCGCAAATCTTTTTCTTTTGCCAGTTCTTGATTCAGCTTCTCCATGAAGCCGTTCATGATCTTGATTTGATCGGCGGTCAGTTCGCCCTCGCCGGCCATCTGCGAGAACGTCTCTAGAGTGGCCTTTGACTGCTGCAGGAACTCCGACGATCCGCCCTCTGCCGTCGTTAGAAACTGGTCGAGTTCTTTGGTCGTATTCTCAAGGTTTGCCTGCACCTTGAATTCAGGAGACTTCTCAGCCTCAAATCGTGCCCGAGCCGCCTTGATCGCCTCAAGAGCCGCGCCATCGCCAGCTGCTGCGGCATCTCCGCCAAACAAGGCACTGCTGAGTGCTTTTGATGCGTTGGCTGCCGCTGCCTCCAATTCGGCAGAATTTTTCTCGGCAGATTCCTCTGCCGCAGCCGCAAGCCCGGCACCGAACTGCTCTAGGTCTTCACTTACCCAGCTGCCAATGCCTTCCAGCACCTTGCCGAAGCCGATCAGCAGAGCGTCGATGCCGATCTGGATGACGTTGAACACGGCACGGAATCCTTCCATGCCGGCGACAAGCAACTGCCCGCCAATACGGAACACTTCGCCAACGTCAGCCAGCGTCGTAGAAATGTCGCCGAAGTTCTTCATGAAACTATCGAAGATTCCGGCAAAATACTCTGCCCCATTAAAGAGCACGTCGGTGATCGCGTTGGCAATGCCGGTCCCGCCCTCGCCCTGGGATCCGCTCCACTCCTCGACAAACTTAAGGAACTGGTTTGTCACCTCAGTGACGGCAGGAGCAAGGTTGCCGACCACCTGGCCGATGATGCCCTCGATGGTGGCTCGCACCAGGTCGAAGCCGTCGTTCATGTCGGCCACGTTGTTGATCTGCGTCTCGCTGACGATGATGCCCAGCCGCTGGGCACGGGCCTGCAACTCCTCGATGCTCGCAGCCCCTTCTCGGAACAGCGGAGCCAGTGCCGCACCCTGCTTGCCGAACAACTGCACCGCAGCAGCAGCCCGGTCTGCGGCAGTCGGCAGCTGTGAGATGGCATCGCCGATCGCCGAGAACTGCTGCTCCGGTGCCAACGCCTTGAGTTCAGCTACCGAAAGCCCGATGCCCTTGAGCGTCTTGTCGAAGGCGTCGCCAGCGTTCGCCTTGCCGATGTTGACGGCCAGCTTTTGGATGGCCACCCCAAACTGCTCGGTGTCCACACCGGCCATCTTGGCGGCCAGGGAGTAGCCCTGAAGAGCCTCAACGCCGATCCCGGTACGGGCTGACAGGTCGTTCAGCGAGTCCAGCGAGGAGCTCACGTTGCCGGCCAGCGTTAGCACATTCTGGGCTGCGCTCGCAAACGCACTACCAATCGCCTGGAAGCCACCAACGAGAACACGCCCGACCTCGATGGTGCTCAGCGTGCTCACGCCCTTGGTGAGCTTGTCGAGGCTCTGCGACGTTTTGTCGGCCTCGCCAGTAAACCGCTGTAGGCTCTTCTGGTTCTGGTCAACGATCTTCTGGAGCAACTGCAAAGCCTTGTCGGCGTCTGACAGACCCTTGGTCATGCCAGAGGCATTTGCAGTCATCTGCATGCCTACGCCGATTACAGTCGCCATACTTCACCCGCCGAATAAGGTCTGCAGTTGCTTGATCTGGTCCACCATCTGCTGCTGATGCTGCGGCGGCTTTTCGATTGGCACAAAGTCTTCGGCACGCGGAGCCTTTCCTTTGGCGGAATACGGGGCAAGCACCGCGCTTGCAATCAGTCCCGTCTCACGCCACGAATCCGGCAACGCCTCGAAATACCTTGTGTATGCCAACCACTCGGCAAACTCGACCGACGACATTCGCCGCTCGAGGTCGCCCACCGTCATTTTCAAGTGACCCGCCAAACGAAACAGAAACCTGCGCGTCGGGCGGATGCTTAGTTTTTTGCGAGTTCCTCCACGTCCTTCTCCGTGATCGCGTTGTGTGCCGCCGCCTTGTCGAACAGCCGGCCAACAACCTTGGCAGACTTCGCCGCCAGCTGCTCAATCTGCTCGTCGGTAAATAGCCGCTGGCCCTTGTCATCACACAGACAGCGCGCCAGGAACTTAGCGCGGAAGTTGTCCACGCCGACTTCCTTCTTGCCGACCCATTCCTTCTGGTAGGCGTCGAGCTCACCCACGGTCATGACGCGAATGTAGACCTCGCCGCCCCACTCCTTGACGTTGACCTTCAGAAGGCCGAGATCGTCGGCCGCCATGATCTGTTCTGCCGTCAGTGCCATTGCAGCTACCTCACTCTAGGACAATCTTGAACGTCGCTGCGTACCGCGCAACGTCGTTTACCTTGCCCGCAAGCTGCAGCGATTGGCAGATGGCTTTGGTCGTGAAGGTCATCCCACCGCCGGAAATGTCCAGGGTGGCCTTCTTGCCGAACTGAGTCATTGCGATGTTCGCAGTCTGCAGGCACGCTATCTCTATAGTGCCTGCGTCAAATGCCCAGGCCATGGAAGCTGCCGTGCTTCCTCGAGCGAGCGGAAGCCCGCCGCCGACTGCCACCTTGATGTCGGTGACTTCACCGAACGCCGTGGAATTCCACGTCGCCGTAACGCCCGCACACTCTGTAGCCATGACGGTCCTCCGTCAGGCTTAGTAGCGAGCCACCTTGAAGGTGACCTGACCACGCACGGCGTCGTTCGTGGCAAACGTCAGTGTGGACGCAGAGACGGTAGCGGAGGCGCTGATCGCCGTAGATCCGCCGACCGTCAGCACCAGCGTGCCCGTCGAAGCGTCCTTGATGATGTTCGTCCCGAGGTAGTCCACCACGACTTCGCGGCCGGTGTCGGTTGCCGATCCCTGGAGCGGGCGGCTGATCGTGCGGATGCTGTTGCCGGTGGTCAGGCCGAGGTGCGACACGTCAATGGTGTCATCGGCGGCCGGGTCCGTGTTCGTCACCACGATGTTCGTGACGGTGAACGCGGTGCCACCGAAGGAAAACGTCGTTCCCGTACCATCATGCGGCGTAGCGGACATGCTCTAAGACTCCTGCCAGAGGACGTTGAAGGTCTGAGTTACTTGGTACACCGGCGGAAGGTCGCCGCCTGCCAGCTGCACGAAGTCGTCGGATTCCTGCTCCAGCGACACATGCTTCACCTCTGTATTTTCCACGGTGCCCCCGTAGCCATCCAGAACCAGACGCACGCGGTCGGCCAGATCACGCACGTCCTCGTAGGTGGTGGCGAAAGACTGCATCTCCACGCTGACGTTTGGCACGCCCATAGGCCCGGCCAGCGTGTGCTCGCGGCTGATCGCAGACCGCCGCCAGACGATGAACGGCAGGGCCGCCGTTTTCGGGGCCAAAAGCGGATAGACGCGGCTGCCCACGATTGACGAGGTGACGGTGTTCGTAACCAGGGCGGAGCGGAGGACGGCTTCGGGGGATTTCATGTGATGAGACCTCTGGCCACGCGGCCTTTGACTTCGTTCAATGCCTTCTCCAGCCGGGTGGCCAATTCGTTTTGCAGCAGGCTGCGCATGGCCGGCTGGGCCTGATTGAATGACGTTTTCACTGGGGGCACGCCTGTACGCCCGCCGACCGGCATCTTGCCGAGATTCACGACCTGGCCCTGCTTGGCGGTCTTGAAGAACGCCTTCGGCGACTTCGGCTTGGTAATGAGCTTGCCGGCGTTGCGGCCACGCTTTGGATTCAGGATTGTGAACCCACCTCGCACGTACTGGCTGTTATTGAGGCTGCTGCTCTTCCAGCTAGAGGCGAACCGCCCCTTCGTCTTGCGTTCCTTCGTGCCGAACTCCAAGAAGCCCTGGTGGTAGCCAAGACTGCCTTTCCCGATCGCGTAGCCGACGATGCCTACGGCGTTGCCGTCTTTGGCGTACACCTTGACCTTCGTCTTGATGCTTTTTCGCAAGTTGCCGGTCGGCCCCTTTGGCGTGTTCTTTCGCAGGGCGGCCTGCCCTGGTGCCATAGCCTTGCGAAGTGCCGCGCCGAGGTGCTTGGCGGCAATGTTCTTCGGCAACTCCTTGAACTGCTCTCGCAGTTGCGTGAGCTCTGGGAACTCCATACTGAGCTCAAGCGAGCCGCTGGCCTGTGCCATTACTGCTGCTCCTGGCAGATAGCCTCATGCTCGCTGCGGTTGCCGTGCTCGAGCAGGCTGACGATCTCCAGCGTGCGGGACCGCCAAGAGAACCGCATCTGCTGCGTCAGGCCAGGCAGGTATCGCAGCCGCACCTTGTGCGTCACGCTCGTTTCCTGCTGCCCGGCAATCAGCGCCTCGCGGGCCGATACGCCTTCAACGCTCGCCCACACGGCCGACGAGTCGTTCCACGTCAGCACCGTCTCGCCGAGGGCATTGGTCGTGCCGCTGGCGATCTGCACGGTGATACGCTCGCGGAGTTTGCCGGGGTCGATCATCGGTAGGATCCCCAACGCTGGGAGTCGAGCAGCGACTTCACGCCAAACGGGATCTCGTCACCGCCCATTGAGTCGGCCGCCATGCGTCGCTCGTACCACATGCCCACAAGCATGAGCATGGCGTGGCGGATCGCAGCAGGCACACTCGTACCGCTGGCCCCGTAGCCGGCCCACCAGGTCACGCTGATGGCGTTATCGTCCTGCAGGTGCGGCGGCCACGTCTGGCCATACAGCGTCTTCACGGTGCCCGGCACGCCGTCCCGATCCACGCGGTAACTGGCGGTCGAGTAGGTCGAGGTGGTGCCGTTCTCAAACGTGAACGTCAGGGCCACCGCCGTCACTGTGCCAGCCGAGGCCATTGGCGGGCGTGGCAGTTCGATGTCGTGCGTGCCGTCCGGTGGGAACCTGTCGAACCGCATGACCCACTGGGTGTGAACCAGCGTGCGATCCAGGTACTGCTCGCACCACTCACGGGCCGCCGTGATGAGGGAGCCGATGTAGGCATCGTCGGTCGTGGTATCGACACGCAGATGAGCCTTGGCCTCGCTCAGCGTGACGGGCTCAACGGCTGGCGGTGTCTGGCGAGTCAGGCTTCGGTACTGCACGGCGTCCTCGTTTTCTCGGGGTGGCGTCGGCCGTCTCGGCAGCCGTCTCAATCGCTGCGGTCTCGATCAGATCCTGCTGCCGGTCTTCTATGGCCACGCCCTGGGCCACCAGCTGCGTCGCCAGCCCGCCCGTCATCTCGACAGACTGCCCTTTGCGGTAGGCACGCCACGCGCGGGTAAATGTGATTTTCTTCACTGAGGCACACTCCATGCAGTTTCGGGCTTCTTTCCGTTGGTCGTAAACTCCGTGGTCCACTGAAAAACAGGCTTGCCGAGGTTCTGGCCCGGCCAGGTCACCACGTACTCGCCGTGCCCCAGCACCACGCGGGGCGTGACGAAAAGCCTGTTGCCGCTGTCGCGCCAGTTGCGCCAGAACCAGATGTCATCATCGGTACGGCCGTCGTTCCACGACCCGTCAGGGCCGGGCTTCGACCAGAACCATGGCTTCTTGCATCGCTTCAGGGCGGCCGTGCTGATGACGGTCAACCCGAAGTGCGCCGTGTCCACTTCCTGCACAGGCTCGGCGAACCACGACATAGGCAGGCTCGTAGTGCCGCCCTCTGGAGGGTTGTCCAGCGTGCCCTTGAGGGTCAGCATCGGGCGGCCGTCTTCCCGCTTGGTCTGCAGCCCAGTAATAGCGTCACACTGGAACGTCATCGCCAGGGCGAAGAGATGCTCCACGTCTTCCTTCGTGAAAAACGTGTCGTAGTCGATCGTGAGCAGGTATTCCGCTTTGTCGATGAATTGCTCCATCACGCGGGTGTTCACCTGCGACCAGAACGCACCAGTGCCCATCGTGGGGCGAATCCCCAGCGGCATGAGTGCCTGAGCCCAGGCGAAGTGGTTGGCCGTAAACGAGAGCCTGGGCATCGACAGGATGGCTTCCACCCGGATGTCGGCCTCAGTGCCACCGACCTTGACCAGCATTGTCAACCTCGCAAACGAGAGCGGGCCGCCCCGGTTTGGAGCGGCCCGCCCAGTTTGCACATCAAGTCAAGCCGTCAGGCTCACGCACCGACCAGGCCGATCATCGGGCCGGCGACGGTGTCGGTGCCCAGGTTGGCGTGCGTGATGGCCACGCGGGCCACCGCACGGATCACGGTCTGGTCGCTCAGGAAGTTCACCTGATCGCTGGACGCGATCTCGATGGCCTGACGGATGCCGTAGTAGCTCGAGTTCGCCATGTTTCCGTAGAGAGCCATGATCGCACCCGTCGAGTCCGCACCGGCCGGCAGGCGGTCGGTGAGGACCACTTCCGAGCCGAGGAACGTCGGACCCATGCCCTGCGACAGACCGACCGACCCGCCCTGGGCGAGGTCGAGGTTCTGCATGCAGGTGGCGAAGAAGAACGGCGAGCAGAACCACTTGGCACCCTGACGCGAGTGCTGCGGAACCCTGGCCATCATGGCCAGCAGGTTCGCCTTCGTGACTTCGTCGGGCGTGTCGCCGGCAGCCGTCACGAGCGAGGCGGCGTAGGTGGCAGCAGACGCCGCCAGCAGGCCGCCCGTGTAGGTCGTGACGAGCCCGGCAACCGCTGGGGCGTTGCTGGGGTTGCCGCTCCACGCAGCCTCTTCGACGGCGTTGCTGAGCGTCAGGGCCAGTTCGGCAGCGATCCAGTCGGCGATCGACACGATGGAGTCCTGCAGGAGCTCGCTCGCAATCGTCACCGCACCACTAACCTTCTTCGCCGTCAGCGTGACCTGGTTCGAGGTCGGGTCGCTGGCGGTAATGGCAGTGTTCTCGTTGATCCAGTAGGCCGTCGCACCGGCAGTCCGACGCGGGAACAGGAGCACGTCGCTCGGCATCACCACGTTGGTGGCGTTCTGAGCGAAGGCGGAATACTGATCGACCAGGCGGATGACGGTCGAGGAGAGCACGTCAGGCACGAAGGCCGCACCGGTCGTGGAACCGGTCGAACCCTGGGCACGAGCCTCGACGCCGTGATCCTGGCACCACCGCTTGGCCTCGGCATCGCCGCTCTTGGCCTTGAACCACATGCCCACCGAGTAGGCGTCCTTGGCGTTCTCGAACGCACGGAGCCGCCCCGAGAACGGAACAGCCTCGACGCGGACCTTCTCGCTCCGCTCTTCCTTCACCTCGGGAGCCGGCGAGCAGCGCTCGACCACGCTGCGGAGATTCTTGGCCGACTCGACCACCGACTTCTCGAAGTCGATCTTCTTGGCCAGATCGCCGGCCCGCTTGTTCAGCGTCTCGAGCTCCAGGTCACGCTCGGCGACCTTGTCTTCGTCGCCCTCGATCGCCCGCACGGCGTCGATCCGGTTGGCGAGGGCAACGGCCTCGTCCTGAAGCTTCTTGAGATTGTCCATGTTCGGTGAGACTCCTGCGGCGGTATTGCCGATGGAGTCCACCTTGCCACTACCGTGCTGGCCTCTTGCAGAACCGCACTTCGGAAAGTGTTGTTTTCACAAATGCCACCGCCCGCGCTCCGCACCTCGGGCAACGCAGATACCGCTGCCGCTCGTCACCACACGGACGGCTTGAACGGCACCGGAGCTTTTCGCCGCAGGTGCAGCGTGCTTCAGACACGGCGAAGCCTCAGTGACCACGCAGCAGCTGCGTCACGAACCAGGGAACGCTTGGCGACAACTGCGGCCACAGCCTCGGGCTCGGGCTGCGACTGCAACGCCAGCCAGGCTTCGTAGGAACGCATGGCAACGGATGCCGAGGTGGCGGGGTACGCCGGCACCAGGACCGGCCCGACATCGTAAAGGCCCGACACCTCCCGGATCTGGCGGACGGCCTTGCCGTCCTCGCCCGTGCGGAACGACTCGTTCTTCGGGTCCACTGTGAAGGCGAACGACGAGCCACGCACGTCGCGCCGCTGGATGAGCTCGAGCACGTCGGCCCGGCTCACGGGCGGCGTCACCACGTACTTCAGCCCCTTGTCATCGCTAGAGAGTTCCAGCGTGCCAGACGATGAGCGGCCCAGGACGATATTAGAATCGTGGTTGAACAGCGCCACCACGTCGCCCTTGCCACGCTGGCGGTTCAGGATCTTGTCGAACGCACCCGGCAGGATCTCTTCGCGGAACCCACCGAGGTCGAGAGACAGCCGGTTGTAGACGGCGGCGTACCCGATGATCGCGGCCCGGCCATCGGCCCGGCTCTCAACGATCAGTTCGTTCTCTTCCTCGAAGGCGAAATCGCGGCGTTCAATTTCCATCGGTGTACTCCTCCTGTTCGGTCTGGTCCTCGGCGGCATCGGCCGGGCTGTCTTCAACTTCGGCGGGCGGCTCGGGCATCGGCTCAGGTGCCGGCGGCTCCGCGCCCACCTTGTCCAGCGTGGTCATGTTCAGCTGCACGAAGTGCTTGTCACCTTCCGGCCCGATCGGGTTCAGGTTTTCTAGTTCCCTGATCTCGTTAATGGTCATCCACCCGTTCTGCAGGGCCGAGACGTAGTAGGCCGACCGGCTTGCGTGGTCGCCACGGAGCAGGCCGCTCACCGAGTGTTCAGCGAAGAAGGTCTCATCATCCACGATGAGGTCGCGGCTGATGGCGGCCTCCCACCGTTTCAGGTGCGGCAGCAGGCAGTGCTGAACAAACTCGGTGCCCTGCACTTCGATGTTGCTGTAGGTGCTGCGGGTCAGGTCTTGAATCATGTGCGGCGGCACGCGGAACGCCCGGCAGATCTCGATCACCTGGTACTGCCGCGTTTCCAAGAACTGGGCCGCCTCGTTGCTGCCGCTAAGCTCGTGGGCCTTCACCCCGTTCGGCAGAACCGCCGTTCGGAACGCCCGATCTGCACCACGGTGCATCCGCTCCCACTGCTCACGCAGCCGCTCGGCAGCCTCCACGGGGATCGGGTTCTCTGACTCCAGCACGATGCCGGGCCGGGCTCCGTTGCCGAAGTAGGTGGACCCGTGGGCCTCAAGAGCCTGGGCAAGGCCGATGGCGTTCTGGAAGATCTTGTACGTCGGGATCGCCTTGATGCCGTCCTCGGTCGTGAACCGCAGGGCGAAGATCTGCTCCTGGCTGTAGATCGTCTGCCGGCCGCTGGGCTCGCGGTAGCGATACCGAAGCGTCCCGTCTTCCAGCCGCTCGACTTCCATCCGGCTGGAGTGCAGCGGCCACAGTTCCGACACGGCACCTCGAGCACCTGGGCGGATCTCGGCGTAGCTCGCACCGTAGTGCAGATACATGCCGGTCATCCAATCCCGAAACTCCTGCGCCGTCTGCCACGGGTTCGGCTGCTGGTGCAGGAGCCGGTACACCGGGTGGCTCGTAGCCTTCTGCTTGCCGCCGTTCGCCATTCGCTCGAACACATGCAGCGGCAGGGCCGACACGGCGTCAGAGATCACGCGGATGCAGGCTGTGTAGGCCGAGCACGCCATCGAGTTGTCGGCGTTGACGCGGATGCCCGAAGGCGTGCGAGACGGCGACACCTCGGGCCAGTCGATGCCACGCAGGTCGAACATCTTGTAATCGGCGGCGGCGTTTTCGCTCATAACGAGATGATGTCCCAGTTCTGCTCAGGTGCCGGGGCCGTGGCCGTAGCGTGAATGCCAAGGGCCATGGTCAGGGCCACGATGCCGTCGATCCGTTCGTTGGATTTCTGCTTGCTCGGCTTAATGTTGCCCGCGTGATCGCTCTGTATCGCCACATTCGACGCCTGCCACGCCAGGACGGGATGACCGCCGTGGAGGAGACGGCCGCCCACGCAGGCCGCCTCAAGGGCCTTGGCGGCGGAACTCATGCTGCCGTAGCCCTGCCCAAAACCTAAGACGTTTACCCCATCGCCTTGCAGTTGCGTCGACAGCTGAGTGGCGTTCCAGCGGTCGATCGCCACCTGCCGCACGTTGTATTTCTTCGTCAGGGCCATGATGTCAGCCCGCACCTGGTCGAAGTCGGTGACGTTCCCGTGCGTAGTGTGCAGGAAGCCTTGCTTGTGCCAGAGGTCATACGGCACGCGGTCCCGCTTCACCCGCTCCCGCATGTTCGTTTCGGGAATCCAGAAATGCGGCTCAACCCAGAACCGGCCATCGTCCAGCTGGAACAGCAGGCAGAAGCAGGTCGTGTCGAACGTGCTGGCGAGGTCGAGGCCAGCGAAACACTCCCGGCCATCCAGCATCACCGGACAAGGCTCGTTACCCTGTGCCCAGTGCTCCATTCGCAGCCAGCGCGTATCCTGCTCGGTCCACTGGTTCAGGTGCAGCCGCCGAAATGTGTTCTCTTCGCTCGGCATGTCCTGGGCACGCTTGCACCGCACCCGCAGGTC